TATTGTAGTTATCTTCTAGTGACATGTGCACTTCCCGTTTCTGTGCTCTCTAAGAGAGGTTAGTCCGAATGTTGCTCCTGCTGCTTTATAAATATCAAATAGACTTCTAGTTGAGAAGTCGTCATCATTAAGAGATGTTTTAAATGCGGCTAAATCGTTTTCATTTAGTGTGGTAGACCAAGCACCTACAACACACATCCCAGCCACATAGGGATTGCTTTCTTTAGCTTCTGAATACAAAGCTTCTAAACTCATTGCGCCTCCTTGATTACTTAATAGAGGCCTAACTTAATAGGCCCCTATTAAACAGTATACTACAAATTAATATGCTGAGTCAACAGCTGATTCAAAACCACGCTTTGTTGCTGCTGGGAGAACCTTAGCATTCATCAAGGTTGCTCCAGCTTCAGGTGAGTTTTGCTTGACGATGTTAGTCACGATAGTGTGTGACGCACCGTTACGTTCAGCTGCAGACATAGGAACGTTTGCACGATCTCCCTTGCCTGACATTGCAGGGTCTCCAGCTGCCTTGTTTCCACGAGGCATAGCCTTGCCAGAAGCAGGCTTAGCTGATGGTGCAGAGAAAGAAGTTCCTCCACGACCCATTGATTGACGTCCTTGAGTATTTTCTGCTGCTACTGCAACATCCATATCTGACTTTGCCATTTTGGTACCTAACTGTTAGTGAGAGCTCATTGCAAATGATATATTAATTTGCTGTGATTGTAAAGACAATTGCGCTAATCTGTCCGTCTCTTGAATCTACCGTAGTAAATCCTGGTCGGCAGCTTAGATTCATACCACGAGGTGCGACATATCCACTAGCAATAGCGATGGCTTTAACGGCCTGATTAACCGCCGAAGCACCGACTGCTCGTAGGTACACCTGAGGCTTCTCGTATAGCGCATGGGCTATAGCTGAGCCTACTGATTGGGCATTTGAACTTGCGCTTACACGCAAGAACTTTTCTTCTGTTGTATCTGACACGATTTGTAGTCCTTTAGGTTCGATTTTTGGTCGCCCACCTGGTCCTACAATACCCTTTAAAAGGCCGTCAGTACGCCTATAAGCCCCTAATTCTTTAAGCCCCTACCCAGAAGGTCAACCCATACTGATGCAGGCATTGTGGCGTACCACTGGCCTACATCTGTGGTGCCCTTTTTCTTATGAATTACGACACCGGTCCAAGCGTTGTCGTTCTTCATCTCAGTCTCCAGCTCCTTAACCCATTCAGATAGTTTCATGGCGGCCTGGTTCTTAATCTCTATGGTTACTCCTGGGATACCTGAGACGTCACCCTTATCAAGAGTAGCCCCAGCTAACCTGCGATCTACGTAAGGAAACCATTGCTTCAACCATGCTACTACAGCACGCTCTGCACTACTCCCCTTCGCCTTCGCTGGATTTGCCACAGCCGCACTCCTTCCCGCACTTACACATACCTAGTTCTTTATCTGTAAACAACGATAGTTGTTCCCACGTTAGATCTGTCATGTTGTATACCTCCGCTGTCTTGATCGTAATCCGCCGTCAGATGTACGACGGGTAAGCTCACGAGATACCACGTTGGCATCCCTCTCAATGTTCTGAGTTCTGGTTTCGATTAGTTTACGAAACGCATACTTAGTATCGTAGTCGTAGATCAGCTCCTGGATCTCAGGTGAAGCCTGGATCTGTGCTTTAACTAGGGTAACTCTGTCACCCTTAGCGCCAGTCCAGTTACTGAGAAGAGCCACAGCTTCAGCGTTCTTTAATGCGCTATCTGCCTCACGCTCATTGACCACAGCCACGGCAAACGCACCGGCTAGGTGATCATTCCACTGAGTAAACTGTACGAATAGATCCATAAGAGCTTCGTCATCGAGCTCAGTTATATCTCTAGGGAGATATGGCATATCGTATTCTGGTCTTGGAGCTAGAGCAAACCCTAGCTCATTAAGAGCGTCTACTACCTTAGTGCTTATACTCATTCAGTTGCCTCCTTAAATGGGGCGCAGCGCTTACAACCCTTAACAGGATCGATGCTACACACTGGCTCTCTGTTATTTTCCACGGCCCAAGCCACATCTCTAGCCTTCTCAAAGATCTCAGCTGTGTACTCTGGGTTGTACTTTACCACAAACTCTTTATACTCTTGGTTGGCTTTAAGCTCATAGAGAAATACGATCTCGTTAGGAGCGGTCTCTAGCAAACCTTCCTCTACCATTAGGTGGCAAAGATGTAGGTATACCTGCCCCTGTAGCTGGTGGGAACGTAGAGGCGTCCGGATGTTCTTCCAGACCACATCAATATCATTGTTGTACTGAGCCATAAGAGCAGGCATTTCCATACGGATAGTTCCTGTACCAATAGATTTAATCTCAATAAGGCAGTCATCTCCTAGGCCTTTGATCCATCCGTCAGCATGTCCACGCATCATATGCTTATCGCTACGTAGTGGTACCTCTAGATACTTAGCATTTGAATCGACAATATCAGAAAGAGCCCAAGGAGTACCGTGCTCTTCTTGCCACTTGCCATAAAGAACGCCCATCTCAGCAAACCAGTTCTGCCACTTAGCATGGATGGTATGTCCCTCTGCAAAGATAGATGCTAGGCGTAGGGTTGTCTTATCACGAGTCTCTACATAGTTATCTTTGATAGCGTGGTACTGAGCTAGCGCACACCATTCTGGTTTAATAATATCTGAGGGGTGGATATAAGTCTGATCACGCTCATCAAAAGGCTTAGACAATACATGGCGCTCTAAAGCACCAAGCAATCTTGTCTCTCGCTTGTTACTATTAAGAAAGGCTTTCAGATCCTTGCTCGGTATCGTCGTCGGTTTTGACATATTTACCCTCCATGTTAAGCCACTCGTCCAGTGTTAGACCGTGCTTCTTCATCTTTCTCTGTGCTGCGTTACGTTCTCTATGGGATAACCCACCGAAGATTCCGTGCAGCTCTTCGTTTAGTATTGCTTCTTTAAGACACTCTTTACGTACTGGGCACGGTGGTCTCCCATCCCTGCCCCAACAGATAGCCTTAGCTTTATCTGCTATAGGACGATAGAGATCCTTGTCTCGTGGTGGGAAGAATATCTCTGTATCTTCTCCACTACACTTTGCATCGTATCTCCACGTCCAGGGTGGATCATATTTGTTTGGCACTACTCACCTCTTACTGCGTTACGCAGTTCAAAAAAGTCCTCCTCTAGTAGTACCACATAGTTTTCACCATCAAGGTGCAATCCTAGAACAGGCATTCTGCTGTCTAGAATCGCTTCTTTGGTTATCTTCTCAAGTACTTCTGACTTGATTGTTACCGATTTCTTACCGGTCCACTTGTGCTCGATAAGGAGGTCGTCACTTCTGACGTCCCCCTTACGAGACCAAAATGCACCGGAGGCAGCGTTGCGCTTACCGCCCGTGACTTTCTCCAATCGCTTTTCATGCTTTAGAGACTGCTTCTGTCCTTCACTCTTCATCAGGACTCAACATCAATACTGGAGTTGACTTTAAGGTATCCATAACCGCTGCGGTTAGTTCTTCCTTTAGGTCAACCTCTTCACGAATAGAGTCGATAAGGGCTTGGGAGCCTTGCCACTTACGATCATTATAGTACATCCAGCCACCTCTACGTTCAACGATACCGTTTAGGATGGACAGGGCCACGATCTCTTTACCAGAATCGTAGCTACCTGCATCTACTACGCCACCATCGGCAAAGTAGAAGTCGAGGTAGGCTGTCTGCTGTGGAGGGTAGGTCTTGTTCTTAATAGTACGGACACGAATGGTCTGCCCCACGCGACGCTTATCCTGTCCGGTGCCTACCTCAAGCCACTCGTCACGCTTTACTTCGCAACGAATACTGTAGGCGTAGTCTTTGCCAAGACCTCCTGGTGTTGTACGAGGATCGCCATGCATGACGCCGATCTTCATACGGTATTGGTTGATCATCATGCCCAGTACTGGACGTTCTGACTCAATCAAATCTCTTTTAGTTGCTGAGGCAACCTTACGGAAGAACTTGTTAGTGATTAAAGCTCCGCGTCCGACGGTGAACTCATCCATTTCTTTCTCATCTTCCGCTCCAGGAACGAGGGCAGGAAGAGAATCAATAACAACCATATCCACCGACTTGCTTTCCATGAACTTAATAACCGCTTCATAGGCATCCTCCATATTGTTAGTCTCTACAAGGATTACACGCCCGGTATCTACGCCACAAAGCTCAGCATACTTGGAGTCAAAATCCTCAGCAGCAATCCATACTGCTGTAAAGTCTGGGTTAATCTTTTGGTTAGCGGCGATGGTGCGTAGAGCAATTGCAGTCTTACCATGGGAAGCTTCACCGATAAGCTCTACCCAACGGTTCATAGCCCAGCCCCCACCAAGCACCACATCTAGAGTCAAAGAGCCAGAAGTTATACGAGGAGTAAGCACTACCTCGCTAGCTGCAACTACAGTGTTTGCCCCCAGCTTCTTGTTAAGCTGAGCCACAATCTTTAGCGCATCTGAGTTAATTGTCATTGTCATTATTCCATCCTAGCTACGATAACGTTTGGATTAAACCCACCATTTTGTCCTACTTGAATTGCTTTCTGAGTAGGGCCTGAACTACTTCCACCGGTACCTGTAACTCCAGAACCTGTCTGTGAGATAGGGTAACCGCAGTCATAACAGCGCATACGCTGAGTACCTTGTGGAGCAAAATAATTTCCAGAGCCACAGTCTGGACACGTGTCAGAACGCTTAGCGCTCTGAGCTTTGGTAACTAACTGATCCTGATTAGGATCATAGTTAACTTGAACATTTGGCTGCTGTGGCTGAGGAATATAGGGAACCTGAGAAGGCGGGGCCACTGGAGGAGTGGACTGCCTTGGAGTTGGGCTACCTAATTTCTTAGACCACCAATCATTACTTGGCATCATTCACCTTCGTTTCTATTAACCCAAGGTTAACTAGTGTTGATATACAGGATATGGAAGAGGACATAGCCACAATCTTAAACAGACTGTAGATCCTCTCGTAGTCATGCTCCTGTAAGTTTAGTACGTTCTCTGCATCAATATCATCATCCAAAGCATAGGCTGCAGCAGCTATGCGGGAAGACATGTCTGAGTGTGAGTCGATAAAAGGAAGCAAAGAAGCTATACGCTCTAAGCGCTCCTGGCTAGCATCTGCCTCCATATCGGCCACATCATCAGAGATAGGCGGTAAGCCCATGGCCTCTGCGATATCCTCTGCAGGCTCAAGCATAGTGTCATAGATAGTCTGACGAATGAGGATAGGCAACGGTATGTGCTTTACCTCTACAGTCTTCCTCTTCTTACGCCTAAAGATCACTGAGCTTCTCCCATCTTGCATCGCAACGAGTACACATAACTGTAAACGTAGATTGTGTCCACGAGATGCTGTACATCCTGTGCCCAAAGACTTTACAAATAAACTTCATTTTGCCTCTCCCCACTTGTTAACTATTTTAACATCTGCTAGCATAGGGATAGACAAGGCTTTGATGCCTTCCATAGCCTCACGAATAGCGGCTGCCGTTTCTTCGATGATTTCTTTTGGAGCTGTGGTAACTAGTTCGTCATGGATAGTCAAGATCATAGCTGCACCATCCGGTAGCAAGCTGTCTGCACGTACCATAGCAAGCTTAATAAGATCCGCAGCAGAGCCTTGGATCACAGTGTTAAACGCCTGACGTTCTGCGCTAGCACGTCTGCCCATCTCAGGAGAGAGCATGTCTGGCAAGTAGCGACGGCGATTCATGTATGTAAGAGCATAAGGAACCGGACCACGTCTGCGTGTCTCTGCCACTACCTTACGCTTATACTGAGCAATGGATGGAAACTTACGTCCAAAGTTGTCCAGCAAGTCACGAGCCTCTTTGCCTGACACACCGATCTGAGTAGCGATCTTTTCAGGACCGATACCGTACATCATTCCAAGTACCAAGGTCTTAGCACCTGAACGATCAACGCCAACTGTATCACCAATAGTTGTATAGATATCTACACCATCGATATAGTTCTGGCATAGAACCCTATCTCCACTGAATGATGAGAGAATGCGTGGTTCAATCTGAGAGTAGTCCGCTACAACAAGCTGGTGCCCTTCTGGGGCTACAAACAGGTTGCGGATAGCCTTACCGTTAATAGTACGTGGATTAGGAACGTTCTGTAGATTTGGATTACGACTAGAGAAACGTCCGGTATCTGCACCGTACTGGATAAAGTCTGTGTGGATGCGGCCCCTTAGAAGCAGAGACTTCTTAGCAACAGTCTTTGCCTTACCACCTGTAGTACGAGTAATGTCCCCGCCTAGGTAGGGAATCACATAGGTTGTAAGCAGCTTGTTTAGATCAGAATAATTGAGAAGGGCATCAACTAAAGCATCCTTGCCCTGGAATGCTTTTAGTGCTGGCTCAGACACCGAGAAGTCTGAGATAACGGGAGCGAGACCGCTTTCACTATTGTTGATGCCCTTCGGGGTGAGGACACGTGGTCGAAGCCCGCGACCACCGTCCTTCTTCGCAGAAAAAAGTAACTTTTGTTTCTCAGGAACACTGTTAATGTTAAAGGCTTTACCGGCTAGGCGGTAGATATCTGCCTTGGTAGTCTCTAGTTGAAGATCAAGGTTGGCCTTAAGAACCTTAAGAGCTTCAACATCAATGTCTGCACCGTGTAGTTCCATCTTAGAGATAACGTAAAGGATGTCCATCTCAAGGTTGAATACTCCGTGGACGTTATCTTTCTGTAGACGAGGAGCGTAATTATTCCAAAGCTTCCAAGTCCACTCAGCATCTAGGCCGGCGTAGGTAGCAACATCATCAAAGGTATGCACCTCAATCTGAGCACCCACACCCTTAACCATGTTGTAATCAAACTCACGCTTTAAGCAGTCATCTAAACCTAGGTGACGGCTATTGCGTGTGTCTATAATAAAAGCAGCGTTGAGAGTACAAGCATACGGCTTAGAAGGTAGACCGCCGATATACTTGGATACGCTTTGGATATCGAACTTAAGGTTATGACCGATCTTTAATAGATCGCTAAAGAACAATGGCTTTAGAGCTTTGAATACTTCTCCAGGAGTTAGCTGCTCAGGAGCTTCGCTAAAAATCTTTGTAGCTTTACGCTCATCTTTGCTGTAATCAATTGCACGAAGAGGCAGGCCCTTGATAATACGATCCTGTGCAGAGGGCAACAAAGGATACTCAGTACGGATATAGTCACCGTTAGGGTGGCCCATAGGAATAACATCTACTCGGCCATCGGTAGCCAAAGCAATCCACACAACTTGATTCTGGCGTGGATCTCCACGATGATCGCCCATTGTTTCAACGTCAAATACAAAAGCATCTTGGGCAAGGTAGTACTCAACAAGCTCAGCTAACTGGCTATCGGTAGTAATAATATTCATTGCGCTCCTGTTTTAAGATTGGGGAGCCGGTAGAAAGGAGGTCAAAAACCCGGCTCCCCAATGCTATTGGGTTAGATTATTCGTTGCCTGCGATTTCACGAGCGATCTCAGCGAGCTCTTCTCGTGTGGAGGTGTACAAAGCTTCTCGGCCGTAAGGCTTAAGAGTCTTGATGTACTCAGCTAGTGCAACAGGATCTAGATCCCATTCCTCAGCAAGGTCGCGTTCCTTCACAGGAATTGCAGTATGAGTAGTCTTAGTACCCGTACCCGACTTGCTGACAGCGTAGTAAACGTCTGGACGGTTGAGAGGTCCGGTCTTCTTATCAGAAGCAAACTTCTCAAGCTGTGCACAAAGGCGCTTACCAACGATCATAAGTTGGAGCTGTGGTTCTTCATCAGAAAGGTTAAGAACAGTGAATGCAAACTTCTGTGATGGAATGCTTCCAACCTCAGTTAGCGGATCACTATCACCTAGAGCGATAAAGGATTTCTTTCCAATACGATTTACCCAGTGTTGCTTGAACACTAGTGGTTCATCGGAGATAAACTTTACAAGCTGAACGTCTTCATCGAACTTAAAGTCTGTAGCAAACTTTGATTCTTTTGTTGAAGCGGCTTTAGCTGCAGCCCATCCTTGTTGGATAATTTGAGAGGACTTAGATGAAGGAGTCTCATCTTCCTCGGTGAACAGATCTTCCTCTTCAAGGACAGATACTGGAGATGTGTATGAGTCTACATTTGGAACAGCAGACTTGTTTACTTTGAACGACTGTGAGGTCATGTGTTTCTTCTTTCGTTAGGTCAGTTGGTCATTAGGTCAATTAACTTCTTGATCATGAATCTTCTTCCAGGTTTCCATCAACTGAATTGATAGTTCTGTATGACGATTCCAATCAATGCGAGGAACCTCCATCAGCCCGCGGGCTTCAAAAGCTTCCAAGGTGGCCTCGATCATTGCTCTGCTGTACATCCGCCAACCTGGCTTCTTTACACCATTTACAACTGGTGACTTTAATCTGTAAGGAGCACGTGGGATATATCCCTTACGCTCCCAGAGACGGACAGTCACTAGAGGCCTACCTAGTGCACGAGAAAAATCCCCTGCACTAAATAATTCTACCACATTTTTGTTGGGTAGTGTTTTCACCTGAGGGTTTGAATCCCAGGAACCTTCTTCTTTTACTTTAGGTCGCTTAGCCTGAGGATTCAGGGGACGACGCTTCTTCTTAGAACCAGGATAGTACTCGTCTAGTTCTGAGAGAAGGCGGTCTACTGGATCCTTATCACTCATGACTTGCTAGGAATGAATGCGTAGGATACGGACTTAGGGAACATAGAATCTACCTCATCTTCTGTGAGTAGATCCTCATATAGACAGGCCATAACCTCGGCCTCGTCTAGGACAGGAACAAGCTTGTAGCAGCGGTCTGTAAGACCCTTCTGCTTTAGGATAGCCCGAGCAGTGTCCTCGTCAAGCTTCTGAGACACTTTGCGCTGGCGCTGTAAAGACTTGTAGCCGTCTACTTCTTCTGGTAGAGAATACCAAAGGTGACCCTTTTCATCGGGCGTACCTTCGTTGTCTACTAGAGCAGAGAGCTCTGTCTTAAGGACAGTTTGCTCTTTAGATAGATCCTCAATACGGGATCGGAGACTGACGTACTTGCGTACCTTACTTACAATTGGATTGCCCTCACTAGGCAAGTTTCTTTCAATAACTCTTGGCATATTTACCCCCCTAATAAACAATATACCACATTACTGTGGATCTTGCAAATCCACCTTTACGTACTCTTTTAGAGCAGAGACGATCACATCAGTGACTGTACGGCCATCGATCTGAGCCTTGTCTTTGACAGCGGTCCAGAGGTCATTTGATACCCGGATGGTGCGGGTAGGTGTCTTAGGTGCGTTTGGCATAGTGACATAATTCTAGACCATTGTCTCTCGTAAAAAAGTCCTAAGGCTTCCTAAATTTAATTGTACTCCTCCTGTAGAGTCAATGCCTTCTCCATCCATAATCGCATCGGCCACAGCATTCTTCTGCATCAGCATGTCGTGCTGGCGCTCTTCAATGGATCCTTCCATAAGAAGATCTTGGATTACTATAGAAGGCCACGTACTAGAAGCACGACGGATTCGTCCATTGCGTTGGAGAGCGAGGCCCGCATTCCACGGTAGGTCATAGTTAATGAGTAGATTAGCCTGAGGAAGATCCACCCCATACCCACCGGCATCACTACTAATAAGAATACGACAACTTGGATCAGTTTGAAAAGTGACCTTAGCAGTCTCTTTGTCCTTTGCATTCATCTCTCCTGTATATGATTGAGGTGCGTAGCCGGCAAGCGTATTACGTATAAGAGCTACCATCTGCACATAGCTTGTAAAGATAACTACTTTATTATCATTGTTTAAGTCTAGGAACTCTGACACATACTTCTCTAAGGCTGTAAGCTTAGGACTGTTCTTTAGCCCGTCAAGCTTGCCCAGGTCTTTGAGCGTGTCTACATACCCGGATCCTGACTTGTCAAACAACTCCGGACTATCGCAAAGCATTCTCAATGCTGTGAGCTTAGACATGATCTTGCCCTTTAAAGCGTTAGCCGCCTCGTTCTGATTCTCACCAGAGTAGTGTGAGAATAGGTCAAAGGAAGCTCCGTAGTTATCTATAGCCTGTTCTAGATCTTCCAGGATTTCACTGGCGATATAGTTATAAAGCTTTACTCCCGCCCTGTCAAAAGGAATACGTATAGGCTCAGCAAAGATAGTGTCAGGAAGATATGGGGCCACATCCGGATCCTGCTGACGCTTTCGTACGCTCACTGTAGACATGGCTTTATTTAGTGTAGGTAAGTTTCTGTACCGTTCTACTCCACCGAAGTGATTACGAACGATAAAGGTTTTATCAAAGAGATCGAAGCGGCCTAGCACCTTAGGATCTACAAACTGCATGATGCTGTAGAGTTCCTCGGGCTTACCGTTTTCAATAGGTGTACCAGTCAAAGCAAACTTAACCGGGCTGCCTAACTTCTTTACATGCTTTGAACGTTTTGATCTAAAGCTTTTGATTGCGGTTGCTTCATCACATACGATGAATCCTCTGCATAGCTTTGATACTTGCTCCCAGTCGTTAACAACTTGCTCATAGTTGATAATGACATAATCAACGAGGGAATGCCCCCAGTCAAGCGCCTGTTCGTACTGGGCTTGTCGTTGTTTTGGGGTTCCATCAATGACCAAAGGGTGTGCAGTGTCATCTGTAAACTTCCTAATCTGTTCCGCCCACTGATATTTAAGGCTTGATAAACAGATAATTATACCAGGCTCAGTTATCTTTCCCTGCTCTTTTAGCTGCTCTAAAGCAGAGATAGTAAGAACAGTCTTACCCAAACCAAGGTCATAGGCCACAAGCATTTTCTTGCGTGCGACCATAGCCTCTACGGCTTCAACCTGGTAGGGTAAGAGTGTTCCTGTAAACATTAAACTAAGAGCCCCTGCATTCTTGTCTTAACCATAAGTTCTAGGTCTTCTAGAGTTCCGTTGTTTGCAAAGATCTGATCTACTTTATAGCTGTCCATCTCATGCTCAGAGACATGGCTGTTAACAGCCTCAATCCCTACACGTTTAATTCTCCAGATCTGACCATTAAAGGCTCTGACAAACTCTGCTTCGTTCTCAAATCGGACATCTGTGACAACATAGTCTTTACTACGATCCACGTTTTTAAAGGCTTCTACAACCCAATGGTTATCCCCGAATACCTTCCTAGAACCGACACCAAGGTCTTGTAGGAGACGACGGATTTCAGGGGACTGCTTTGCTTTATCCCAACCCTCACGGTCTACCCGTCCCTTTAAGTACATGGGTTCACTGGCTACTGTGCTGATCATGGGGTTGAGCTCATAGAGCAAGTCCCGAATCTTATCTGCAAAAGCTATTCTTTCATAACCAAACTGCTCTACCAAGATCTTTGCTACGGTATCTTTGCCTGACTGTGCGTAGCCTGTCAATCCAATAATCATAAAAATGCCGCCTCCCCGAACACCGAATGTTTTGAACCCTCTATGCAATAGTGTACCAAATCTTCTGGCATGTCGCCAACATCTTTGTACTCGCTGTCCTGGTAGTTTAGGAACCAGCACTCCATGCCCTGCTTACGAGTGCGAGCAAAGATATCTGCGGATGCTTTCTTACCGGCTGCGTCGTTGTCCATAGCAATGATCAGCTTATCTGCCTGCTTCATCAACTCAATCTGATCATCACTAACAGATGCTCCAAAGGTTGAGACACCGCCAAAGACTCCCAATGATGATAGCTTTACGGCATCCAAAGGAGACTCAACTACGATCATTGTTCCGCCCTTGAACACATCTAAGCCGAACAAAGTCTTGGACTTAGCTACACCGGTAGGACGGTTACGGAAGAAGCGCTCTGTCTGGCTCTTCTCCTGCCACCCCATAAGATCACCATTTGATGGTCTACGGATAGGTGTGATCCAAGAGTTGTTATCTGCCTTCCAACGCACACCATAAAGCACGGCAGCATCTTCTGTTAGACTCCTAGCAGATAGCGCCCAATCTGGCGCTACTCTGTCGAAAATCGCCAGACGTGCTTCACTCATAGTTACAGGTACAGGGATAGGCACGTATGTATTACGTGCTTCTTCCAGCTGTCTAGCAAGATATTCGAAGTTAACCTCGATGTTATTACGAAGCCAGTCCTTGGCAGCGTCAAAATCAACGCGACCCCACTGAGTTGTAAACTCTTTGATCTCTCCTACTAGGGTGAGAAGAGTTCCTTTGTATCCACAGGAGAAGCAATGGTGAACACCGGTCTCAGCATTCATAGACCAAGAAGGATTGTTATCTTCTCGGCCTGTACGCTCTAAGTGCATTGGACACAAGCCAAGCATCTCATCACCACGTTGAGAGGTCTCAATACCTAAGGTAAGTAAGACCCCTTCTACTGCGCCCTCTGCGTACATTATTCAACCCCTCTGAACCAACCTGGCTTATCAGGAAGTGTAGGTGCTGTAGCCTTAGAGCCACAGAGCGCACACTCCATATCAGTAAAGTACATGCCGATCTCATAGTCCTCAAACATTACTTGAAGATTCCATACCCTAGATCCGCATACGCAAACGTGAGTAGGTTCCCCACGTAAGTCCATTGCTAAGTCTTCTTCTTTGTTAATCATTTACGAGCCCTTCTACGAATACGTCTACGTTCTACCGGAGTGGT